AATACCCTCTGCCATCCCCGCAGCTACGTCATGGCCAAATAAAAATGTATCGTCCAAATAACGTTGACTTACAGGCGTTGTTGTGTCTTGACTTTCTCCATCTTCAACATCAACTTCTTCTCCATCGCCGCCGTCCGTATCGTCGTCACGCATAGTTGCCATTGCAGCTGTAGCGGCTGCTAATGTACCCGTGACTGCAAGAGCTGCAACACCAAATTTACGCAAAAACATACCAAACATTCGTTTGGTTTTTCCGACAGTGCCAAGGATGGAAGAAAGAATACCCTTCTTACCTTGTTCACCTTCTTTCACTATCTCTGTTCCAGCAACACCGGGAGCTTGTTCTCTTGTTGCTTCTGCCATGGCCTCTTCACGTGCAGCCAGATCGCGAGAGCGCGCTTGCTGACGTTGACGCTCTGCTTCACGCATCGACACAACCTGAGCGTTCATAATGCCGGCAATGTTATACACGTTGTCAGCAATGTTCATTACGATACGCTCAATGCGCAACAGCGTCATGTCATTGTCAGTAATAACCTTTTGCTGTTCTTCTAAAGCACCTACGACTTCTTTTTCTTGATCTTCGTTTTTGTCAGCAAATTTGCGCTGGAACGTTCTCTTTAACGCAGTCCCAACAATGCCAGAACCAAAAAGGGATCCTGTGATCCCTCTTATGGCCTTGGCTTTGATTGTTGATTTTAAATCGTCTTTGAAAGAACGCTCTGCCATTTGTTATGATTTCTGTGTTATACGTTGTTGTTCTTCTTTGAGGTAGTCCTTTAGCATATCAACATACAAATCACGTTCAAAGGGGTACATCTCTTCTAATTCTGTTAATGAATATTTATGATGCTGAACCATACTAAACAGCAACGAGTAATAGTTGGCTAAGGAGTTATGGCTCAGCCCAATGAAAAAAAATCGTTTAGTGTCCGTAACTTAATTTCGACGACTTTTCCATTACTGTTTGTATAACTTGCAGTATGTTCAATTCGTGGCATGCTATCAATAAACGCTTGCATTTTCTGATACGTTGCAATATCAAATCCTTCAATGAACTCCTGTATATCTTCGCGAGAAAATTCGCTAAACTTATACACGCGATCACCCTCATAATAGCAATCAATGCATGCTTGCATAATTGCAAAGTTAAAATCAACGGGATTACTAATGTTCTCCACGTCGTTCATAATTTTCATTGTTGGGTACTTCAGTACAAGGCCGCTGTCAGGAGTAATTTGAACGTTATTGTCAACTTCTTCCGTCTTTGTCACCTCAATACTCTCGAGATCGACTTCGACGTCATATACCTGCTTGTCTTCATTGTCGCGATATTGCAGTCTAATCACGTTTTGGACAGACTTTGCTCTTAGCTTGATAAAGAAATATTCAAGATCGAAGGTTGTGAAGTCTTCAACGCTGATACGTGGCTCGATTATACAGTTAGAAATGACCTGTTTGATTGCGCGGACAATGTCCGCCTGATCCTCACTGGACTGAGCTATAAGTAAGATCTTTTCCTCCTTGACAAGGAAAGGCCGATACGTTATAGTCTGACCTGTGGAAGGAAGATTTAAAGTAAATGTGGGATGCGAAACTGTTGGCAATTTCATAATAAACTCCTAACCCAATTCAGTTGAAAATATTTTTAATAGTTGATGTGCTGGCCAGTGCGTCTTGGACACTACGAGGACGTTTGAGCGAAGCAATTGCCTGTACTGCAGTACCGATCTTAACCAATTTCTGTAGCGTGCTAAGACCCTTAATACCGTTAGGCGTTAGTGTTGCAGCCTGATCAATGTTTACAAGGCGGGCATAGTTGTATGTAAACGATACGTTGAATTTCATCATATCGGAATCCGACCAACTTAGACTAATATCAGGCAAATTTTTTGGAAATGCTCCAAACAACCGATATTGAAGTATTGTATCATTTGACTCGTTGAATGTTATTATATCAATGGTTGTCTGATAGTCTGATTTAAACTCTACTTCGTGTGGAGCGATGCCGTTATATCCAACGACATTTGCAGGTCCATCAAAATCCGATTTAACAATACCGTGCATCCAGCGATAAAAGAACTTATAGATTTCGCCGCGCCCATCTCCAATTATACCGACAGTGATATCATTGAAGCCTGCACCGTACGCAATGTGATCCTGTAGACCTATACCATATCGCTTGACGGAATCTTCTGTCTGGATGTTTATTCCAGGCAGTTGAGTGCTTTCTGCGAGTAAAGATATCTTTGGAATTACTTCTTTTGCAAATCCGACCATCATTAGTGGTGCGGATAGTTGCACTTCAAACAAATTAGTACGCGCAACGCCACTTTCCCGCAGTTCCGCTATGAAGTTGTTTAACTTACTTGGACGTGCAGGCTTTGCTTTACCGGTTAGTGACTTCAATGCTGCGATTGTACCAACCGCATTCATTGCTGTGTTGATAAGATTTGCCATTATCGTGGTACCATTCGTTTACTATCTCGCCATACTTGTTGTTTTGTAGCTCCAACGAATCTTTCTAGAGGCAGGAAGAGTGCTGTTTCCCATTGATCAGCAGGCACCCAAAGAAAGCGTGTTCGAACGTGATTATTTAGGTAGTGTTTTACACATGGTTGAAAATAACGAAAACGTGAAGCACGAGAAAGAATTTGATAGGATATTCGTAGCTTTGTTGTATCGTCTTGTGCTTGGTTGTTGACAATTGTGTACAACGCATCCATTAGCTTAGCGCGCATCAAAGGAGGTAGATAGTGCATATTGATACCGTAGAATCCACCTTTCACACGTCTGAACGGGAACACGAGCGGAAATTTGTCATAGTAAGGCAGCTCTTGTTTCAGTTTTGGATCGTACATAAACAAATACATGCGCCCAACTGTTAGACTTGTTACAAGCCGGTCAGATGTTTTTGTATTACTCAATACTCGACGCGCATCAATTGGCGACGTGACGCGCTTGGCTTGCTCTCGTAGCCAGTTAGAAGCATTAGCAGTTGCTTGTTGAGGGTTCGGAACCTCAGTCAAGTATTTTTCAAAGATTTGTGTTGCCATTAAAATTTGATTCCTAGTTCGTGCTCAGTCATAATTATAAACTTCCACTTGCGATCAGCACAATAGTTTTTTGCCGCTTCCCATTTAGCACTGTTTATACCCCAGGTATATACCTCACGAAGGTATCTTTTTGTTTGTTTGGATTGTACGGTAGGAGGTTTAGTTTCCTTGGCAGGCTTAATTTCAACAACAATAGTTTCCGCAACACCATCGGCGTTAACTTTCTTCAACCAAAAGTCAGGGAAGTATCGATGTATACGATTATCTATCGGAGAGCGATATGGTATACAGAACTCTTCACTGGACCAAGAAATAACGTCCTTGTGAGCATCTAAATACCCCATAAACTTTAACTCCCATCCACTGCGGTACACAATGTTTTGTGGATTCCCCTTGTATTTGGAAGGATTACGTGGTTTGAAAAAGCCTTTGTAACTCATAGGAAATATTTATATGCCAGACATTAATAGTGCTTTTAGTTCGTCATCACTTGGCGACTTAGCAACTAAAGGAACCGATGCATTGAAGACCGGACTAGGAAAGCTGTCCGACTCCATTAGCAATTCTGCTAAAGCTGCCGGCGCAAAAATTAAAAGTGCGTTTGCTGCTAAAGATTTGCCGTACCAAGCAACAAGAAAACCAAGCCCGAATACTCCACAGAGCACACGTTACGAGTTTGTTAAGTCACAGATACCAGCTTCAAGTTTAGTGTATCCTGCGACAATGAAATACTACACGCTGTTTTCATTCATAAAATATGAACGCGGTTTTGCGCTGAAGCAACCAACGGAACGCCCGACCGTAAGTATAGTGTTACCCATACCTGCAAACCTAAATGAGGCGTTTGCGGTTGATTATGATACGCCAGCTCTTGGCCCAATTGCCGGGGCTCTTGTTAACAGCACGCTTGCAGGTCAGCGAGCTGCTCAAGCTGGTGGTGATTTTGATCCGGAGCAGGGAGATAAACGTATATCCTCAATAGCAAAAGACGTGCTTGGTGCTGCGGGAATGAAACTAACGGAGAAAGCGGGTGATACTGCTAAGGCTATTGCTCAAATAGCATCCGGCACAGCACCAAACCCAAATCTTGCCGTGTTGTTTCGAAACATTGGACTACGAGAGCATCAGTTTAGTTACAGATTCTCACCTCACAATGAACAAGAGCTAAAGACTCTCAAAGAAATTATTAAACAGTTAAAAATAAAAATGTTACCTGGGTACGTATCGGGAGCTGATGCTCTCTACACCTTCCCCGATATGTGTGACATCAGTTTCACTCCAGGCGCAATTGAGTCATTCAAACTAAAACGTTGTGTGCTTAAGAACCTATCGGTCAATTATGCTCCAAACGGTCCTGCATTTTTTAAAACCGGCGATCCGGTTGTTGTTGAAATAAGTATGACGTTCATGGAAATGTCACCTGTTACCCGTCGTGATTTTGGTGAGGCTGATATTTTTAAACCGGAGACACCAGCCACGCCAGGAACTAATACTCCAGCTCCTCAGGGTAACGCTAGTAACGGTACAGGAGTCTAAGTATGTCTGGATTTTTTAATTACTTTCCATCCTTGCTGTATGCAAACACAGCTACAACCAACATTATTGCTAAAGTTAAGTTTATTGATAGCGTAGCGAAAAATCTAGCTGTATATTACCCCTATGTTATTAACGAAGGTGAGCGAGCAGATCAAATAGCAGCACATTACTACGAAGACGAACAATATGATTGGGTGGTGTACATGAGCAATGATATTGTCGACCCACATCACGAGTGGCCCAAGTCGCAATATGATATGGATAACATGCTTAAAGCAAAGTACGGGTCGCTTGCTAATGCTCAGCTTCAAACAGCATACTACAAAGTTAATTTTGAAACCGACGACAGTGTAATATCACCAGCTGCTTATGAAGCACTGGCTGGTAATCAGAAGCCTTATTGGTCTCCTATCATCAACGAGAATGAAGTTATATTAAATTACGAACGAAAAGTTCTTAATATGATAGCGGAAACAAACAACGTTATTGCGCTAGGTGGGACGTTTGCAAACGTTATCGTTGGGGATGTACTAAAGCAATCATCAACTGTACGAGGAACCGTGTCATTTGCAAACACAAGTTACGTTGTCATTAAACATACAAGTGGCACGTGGGCTACAGGAACAACTGTCTATAAGGCGCTAGATAACACAATTGCCAACGCCACAATTACTTCCGTAACAACTCTTCATACTCCTATTGATAGTGGTGTGTTGAGCTATTGGACACCAGTTAGCCTCTACGACCACGAGCATGAAGAGAATGAAAAAAAGAAGCATATACGTTTGTTGAGTGCTGATTACCTAGATCTTGTAGAGCGTGACATGAAAGAGCTGTTAGCAACATGAAGCGTATATTTGAACCAGGTGATGTTGAAATCAAATACATCACTCTCAAAAATCCTAAGCTCGGCGCGTCGATTAATCCAATTGAGCAGATTACTGGATTTGATATCTTTGAGGATATGGCAAAGCCAACTTTGTATGCAACGGTATTCTTCAACGATAACATTGGATTAATAGAAGATTTTCCAATAATAGGCGAAGAAGAAATTGAAATTGAATTCAAAACACCAGGACAAAGCGACACAACAAAATATAAGTTTCGTTCGTTTGAATTAACAAATGTATCAAAGAACGTGAACGGCAAGGGAGCAACATATACACTACGTTGCGTTAGTGAAGAACATTTATACAATGCGTCCGATCTGATAACACAATCATTTCAAGACACGGTAAGCAACATCGTGCCAATTATCTTAACGAAGTATCTCAAAACAAAAAAAGAAGTAATCGTTGATGAAGCAAAGGGAATACAGACGCTTGCGGTACCGCGTCTCAATCCGCTCCAAACAATAGATATGTGCCGTAAGCGCGCGGTTAGTAAACAGTTTCCAACATCTTCGTATGTGTTCTTTGAAAATCAGGCAGGATTCAATTTTAAAACAGTTGAGGGATTACTAAAAGATGGTAAGCCTAGTATTGGTTCACGTGTGTTCAATGCTGCTCAAAATGTTATGGCAAGCAAAGAGACACAAGCAAACTCGTTTAGAACAATGCTTGGATTCGAAAATATTGCTGCCATGGATTCAAATAAAAAAGCTGCTGAGGGAGTTTTTAAAGCTGTTACTCGTGCATTCAATATCTCAACAAAGGAATTCAGCGAGGGTAAGTTTGATTTAAAGAACGTGTTTGGTGCCATTCAAAAATTTGACAAGACATCTCAACTACCTAACACGGATGAGTTTATAGACAAGTTTGCATCCGGCGTGCCAAAGTCTTTTTTTGTTCCTATAGACACGCTGCGGCCGGACAATTTTATTGACACTGCTATTGCTGTGCGTAACTCTTTCGCTGTGTTGTTAAATTCCAACATTGTAAGAGTTTTGATACATGGTGATTCGGGGCTTAAAGTGGGTGATGTTGTAACGTTGCACTTACCTGCTATGACGGGTACGACGGGTAAGAAAAAAGAAGATCAAGCGCTGTCAGGAAACTACATTATTGTTCGTTTGCGACATATGATAACGCCAAGTACAAAATCGAAACATCAAATTGTGTTTGATTGCGCAAGTGTAGGATTGTAACATGACAACAAAAAGTGTAGGCGAAGAAGGATTTCGGTGGTTTATTGGCCGCGTAGAGGACAGGAACGATCCGGAAAAGATTGGTAGATTGAGAGTCCGCGCATTCAACGTCCACGGCGATGATACAGAAGCTCCGACGTCGACGTTGCCATGGGCCACGGTACTCCTTCCAATAACAAGTGCCAGTTTGAAGGGCGTTGGTATCTCCCCAACAGGTATTCAAGTCGGTAGCACGGTGTTCGGTTTTTTTATGGATGGTAATGAAACTACAATGCCTGTTATAGTTGGTGTTATTCCAGGTATTGGCGATCTTTCTCCTTTTGCAATAGAACGTAATGCGCTAAATAGAGAGCCGCTTGGGCCCGAGCCACCCTCTGCATACAAGGCGAAATACCCATATAACAAAGTTGTTCAAACTGAGTCAGGTCATCTGTTTGAAGTTGATGACACACCAGACAATGAAAGAATACACACATCTCACCGATCGGGAACATATCAGGAAGTTAACTTTGAAGGCAACAGAGTAAACAGAATTGTTGGCAATGATTATGAGATTGTACAGAAAAATCAAAAGATCTATATTGTAGGCAACGTTGATATTGAAGTACAAGGCAATTACACGTTGAATGTAACAGGTAACGTGATTATAAATGGCAAAACGGTAAATATTAACAACGGATCGCAAGGAGCTGCTCGTATTGGTGATTCGGTCCCAGATTCTGAAACTGACGGACCGCAGGGTATTGGTGAGGGTTCTGGCACAGTGTTTATTGGAGACTAATTAAATGGCACTCATACAAAGAAGAACGACCGCAACCCCACTACTATCGCAGCCAGAAATATTTTCTGATTTCCTCGCAAACTTAGATTCGCATCCAATAAAAAAAGATGTTGTGCGAAACATAAACGAGGAGGCTGTCAAACGATCTATTAAGAATCTATTGCTAACTGGTAGAGGTGAGCGTTTGTTTAACGTTGATCTTGGTTCGGATGTCCGCAACATACTTTTTGAACCAACCGATCCATCAACGGAACAAGTGCTTGAGGGATACATTACAAAAACAATTGAAAACTATGAGCCACGCGCTTTGTTACATAAAATTCGTGTTCTTGTTGATAACGACACCAATACAGCGAACGTGACAATTATTTTCTCCATCATAAATACAAAAGAGCCTATTGTATTAGAACTTTTACTTAACAGGATCCGCTAATGGCCAACACGAGCATTGATTTAGTTGGTTTAGATTTTTCAAGTCTAAAGAGCAATCTAAAAACATTTCTTAAAAATAACACCCAGTTCAAAGACATTGATTACGAGGGGTCAAACATCAACGTTTTGCTTGATGTGTTAGCCTATAACACCTATCTCAATGCGTTTTACACTAACATGGTAGCGAGTGAGATGTTCTTAGATACAGCGCAGCTACGTGATAGTGTGGTCTCGCATGCAAAGGAGTTGAACTATACTCCACGGTCTTTTGTTGCATCAAAAGCTACAATAACTGTTGACATTACTCCGTCAACTACTGTATCGTCCATTGTCGTCCCAAAATACACTTCATTTACTGCTCGCGTTGGCTCTAACACATATACATTTTCAACCAATGAGTCGACTGTAATTACGTCATCGAATAATGGTGTATATTCTCTTACAACAGATGTGTATGAGGGAACAGTTCTAACGGAAACGTTTGTTGTTGATGCATCAAACATTTCGCAGCGCCATGTATTGTCAAACCCTACGGTAGATACGTCTTCGCTAGATGTTGTTGTTTATGAGGATGGTGGTACAACTGCTCTTACATACACACAGAGTAAAGGTGTTATTGGTATCACCTCATCATCGACGGTGTATTTTGTACAAGCTGCAGAGAATCAGCAATATGAGATAGTGTTTGGGGACGGTGTGTTTGGCCGTACTCCAAAGTCCGGTTCTTACGTTGTTGTCAAATACAGAGCATGCTCAGGTCAGCTTCCTAATGGTGCGTTGAAGTTTGCACCGGATAGTACAATTGACGGACACTCGAGTATCAGCGTAAAGACTGTTTCCGGAGCAACCGGCGGTGATGTTGCTGAGACGGTAGCATCAATTAAATTTAATGCACCACGAAGCTTTGAAGCACAAGATAGAGCTGTTACGGTGTCTGACTATGAGACATTACTAAAGAGTAGATTCTCCGATATCAAAGCAATTAGTGTTTTTGGTGGCGAGGAAGCTTCACCTCCACGTTTCGGTAGAGTGATTGTTAGTGTTGATGTGGCTGATGCTGACGGTGTCTCGGAAGTGCGTCAACAAGCATACCTTGATTATATTAGAGATAAGACGCCTGTTTCTATAAACGTTGATTTTGTCAGACCAGATTTTATGTATCTGGAAGTAATTACAAATGTGCTGTACGGTTTTGATAAAACAACAAAAACGACAGCAGACATTAAGTCACTAGTGCAATCAGCAATTACAAATTACAGCTTTAATAGTCTCGAGGACTTTAAAGTAACAATGCACCACAGCGAATTGCTTAATGCCATAACAAAAGCAGATACAAGTGTTATATCCAACGACACAAAGGTAGTTGCTGTACGTCGTATACTACCAACACTCAATACCGATCTGATATTCACCGTCGATTTTCAAAATCCGTTGCAAACAGAGACGGGTTTGAAGACGTCTTCTATAGAGACACACTACGGTCATACAATTACAAGCTCGTCATTCACATATAACAAAACAACATGCCTAATTGTTGATGATTCGCTTGGTAATCTTTATGTCGCTGCACAAGAAGCTGGTGGTATAACCATATTGAAAAAAGTGGGTACAGTGAATTATACAACAGGAATGTTGACATTTGCAGGTCTGAATATATCACAACTTGTTGGTAATTATCTGAAGATTAAGGCTGCTACAAATTCACAAAATATCAACGTTTATCGCAACACAATTCTTCAGATAGATGTTGCAAGTGATGTTACTGTCAATGTTACTGGCATTAAACAATGAGAGAAATCGAACGCATTATATCACCACTGATTCAATCCCAATTTCCTGAGTTCTATCAGGAGGAGGGCCCTCGCTTTATTGATTTTATCAGACAATACTATGCGTGGATGGAACAGGAGAATCAGGCTTTAGGCCTCTCGAGAACGTTGTTGGATCTCAGGGATATTGATAAGACAAGTGAACAATTCCTGACATACTTCAATCAGAAGTACATGAGGGGTATTCCTCTCACAACCGAGGGAAGTCAACGCCTTTTGACTAAACATGCAACGGATCTGTACCATGTCAAGGGCACGGAGCGCGGTATCCAGCTCGTACTCCAGGGTCTTTTTGATCAAGAAGCTAGTGTGTATTTACCTGGCGATGATGTATTTAAATCATCTGATGGAACGTGGGTAAGACCAACTTACCTTGAACTGACGACAACTGACCGCACAAAGAATTTTATTGGTAAAGAAGTTGTTGGTAGTGCTAGTGGAGCTAAGGCATTCGTTGAAGGTTTAGTGAGACGTCGCATCGGCGGCCGCTATATTGACATTGCTTATCTCAGCGACGTGAGAGGCAACTTCCAAGTTGATGAGTATGTTACGGAGACGTCGAATACTGTATTCGAAGCAGCGCCACGTACAACCGGCTCAATGACAAATCTCACTGTAAAAACAGGTGGAGCTTTGTTTGCTGTGGGTGACGTGTTTGATGTTGAGTCATCAAGTGGTAAACAAGGTAAGGCTCGTGTTACAGAGGTTTCAAACCAAACCGGTAAAGTAACATTCTCGTTTGCTAACTCGTTTGCAGATGGTGGCTGGGGATACAACGCCAACTCTGAAGTTGTTGTGTCAAGTAAGATGTTGCGGGTCACTGATACAACAAATTCAAACACGCAAATAACAAACTTCAAGCAGTTTGAACTTGTTCGTCAGTATCTTGCAAACATTGCTTACGATACCGCTTCAAACAGCGCACTGTTTACCGTTGGATCGGTGATTGAAAACTATTACGCAAACGGTGTTGTTGCTGCAAACGCCGTTGTTGTGGATGCAGGTATAACAAATTCAACAGCTGGTTATCTGATTGTCTATCCTGTCACGAGTACAATACCAACAATTGATACTACGTTCTCAAAAAAGGGTAACACCGTAACAGGTGTGATTACCAGCTACTATAATAGAACAGTTACAGCTAACGTTACAGCTGTTAATTCAACATACGTTGGTGTTCACAACATTACAGGTGGCAACTTCTACGTTTCACCGTATTCAAAACTATACGGCCTTGAAAGTCAAACAACAGCAACAATATCAAATACAAGCACCGGTACCGATGCGTCGTTTGATATTGGCTTGATTACCAATTCGGAGACGGTATACTTAACGCCCGACTTCATATCAAGTAACAATAATCAACAAGTGCCGTTTGTTGGCTATGGTAAAATTCAAGCTAGCTTCAATGCCTTGACGGGTGTTGCAAACACGACTGATTATATTACAACATCATCAGCACATGGTTTCAGCAATGGTGATTATGTTCGGTATGATGTGTCGACAGGCAACAATGCAATAACAGGACTCAATAATGGCGGGTTCTATTACATTGTTGCAGCAAACACGACAGCTTTCAAAGTGTCTCAAACAAACGGTGGTGCTTCTGTAAACGTTACAGCTGGTACATCGGAGACTGGTCATAAATTTGTTCACGTGTATGGTAACACGACATTACAGTCAATCAACCTCAACGGTAATAACAGTGGCGCTGCACTACAATACGTCTCGCCTTTGATAGACTCAACAGGTAACACAGCTTACGGAAGCTATGGATTTACAAAATGGCCAGGCGGTGGTATAGATGCTGTTCTGCTCGATGTGTTACGTTTTGATCCAACAACAATAGGATCAATTGCATCGATTGTTGGTATTGATACTGGTAATGATTACAACGTCGATCCATTTATTGCTATTGTAGAGCCGCGTGTTCTTGCCTACAACCGGTATGATCTAGGTTTAGGAATTACAGGCGCAACAACAGAATTTATGGAAGGTGAAGAGATTCAGCAATCATATTCTGCAGCTGGAATACAGCTAGACGTGACGGGGTTTGTCGGTACTGCTGCAAACGGAACAGCAACGACGACGTACATTCAAAATGAATATGTCTATCAAAAGTATGCAAACGGTGCGACTCGTGCTTATGGTTTTGCTGTTCCTGGCAACATAAACATTACTAGCGGTGCTGGCAGTGTTAAACTACAAAACGTTGTTGGTACATTTGTAACGACTTCAAATAGCTCCACAAAGATTCTTTCACAGACATCAAACAGCACGGCAAATGCAACTACTGTAGCAGCAACTTCGCTGTCTGTTACAGCTCGTGGTTTAGTAAAGCCCAACTCTAACACTGATACTCTCTTGATTAAGCGAATCAATCTTGAGAACACGTTCAAAGTCGGCAGTACCGTAACAGGCCGCACCACAGGTGCTCAAGCAACACTGACGACGGTTGAGGAAGATTACTCTACACGTCCAATCGGATTCAATGCCAACGTTACTGCTAACGTTCAAGCATCGAATGGTATTGTTACGGAGCTAGCAGTTAAAGATTCGGGTTTTGGATACGTTAACAACGAAGTCGTTACGCTGACAAAGCAAGGAAGTTCTTACTCTGTTACAGCTCTTGTCGAATTGCAAAAGCAAGGTTACGGTGAAGGGTTCTTCTCAACAACAAAAGGTTTCCTTGATAGCGATAAGAAGCTGCATGATAACGATTACTATCAAGAATACAGCTACGAGGTGCAAACGAAGATTCCTTTTGCACAATACATAGACGTTCTTAAGCAACTGACTCACGTCGCAGGTACAAAGCCGTTTGGACGTGTTGTGGCGGTGTCTGATGCTAACACTGAAATTACCATAATAAATAGCATAGAAACTTCTTGAAGTTAAGGCCATGTCGACACAACTCATTACAAATTATTTTAGAGTTCACGCTCTCAATCAATTTCGCGAATCTATAAACGAGACAGCAAATAGCGTCTACTATGTCTTTGCTGCCCGCCATACGCCATACGTGTCTGGTGATGATGTTATTGAAGATTTGACAAACGATGTAAATGGTGCGTTTTATAATCCACACCAGGAGATGGTGTTTGGAAAGCGTGTTGGTGCAAGTGATGTTATGCCGCTGACAAAACGTTATAATTGGACACAAAACACAGTATACGCAGCCTATCGCGATAATATTGACTTGAGTGAGAAGGCGTACTACGTGTGTGTTAACGCGTCATCGTCTTACCATATATTTAAGTGTTTAGATAACAACGGAAACACACCGTCAACTGTCACACCTAACGTGTCCCAAACATCACCAAACGATGCCTTCTACAGTACGTCAGATGGTTATGTTTGGAAGTATATGTACTCGTTTGACTCCACCACGTTTAATAAGTTTGCCACAGCTGATTACATGCCGGTCACATCAAACACACTGGTTACTGGTAACGCCGTTTCCGGCGCTATAGATGTGATCACTGTTGATTACAAAGGGTCCGATTACAATACGTATCTGAGCAACACGTTCAATTCAACTGATTTACGTGTGGGTGGTAGTGCTGTTAAATACAGTATTGATACAGGCGCTTCGTCGACTGCTGGTTTCTATGTTGGTAGCTTCTTGTACATCAAATCAGGAACAGGTAGCGGACAAGGACGACGAATCGTTGGGTATACAGTTGTCGGTGCAACAAAGACAGTCGAAATAGCAAGCGCTTTCTCTGTCAATCCAGACATCACTTCTGTTTATGAAATAACACCTTCCGTTGTTATAACGGGTGATGGTTCAAACGCTGTTGCTCGTGCACTCGTCAACACATCATCTTCTAATAGCATTTACCAAGTTGAGGTGATCGAGCGGGGATATGGATACACATATGCTTCAGCAGTTGTAGCTGGTAACACGTCAGGCGTACAAAACAGCGCCGTGCTGTCGATCACACTCGGTCCGAAAGGTGGACACGGTGCCAACCCCGAATACGAATTGGGTGCACGCTACCTTTGCTTCAGTGTTGATTTTGCAAATAATGAAAATGGCACGATACCTATCGCAAACAAATACCGTTCTGTTGGTATCATAAAAGATCCTCTGTTTAGCAACGTTACACTTACACTCGGTAGTGTCACGGGATCGTTTGATGTGGGTGAAGTTGTCACGCAAGCTTGCACATCAGCTGTCGGTTATGTTACAGACTTCACAGCTGGTGAACTAACACTGACAAACGTTGCAGGCGTATTCAACCTTGCAAACGTTGTTACGGGTGCTGGCTCATCTGCTGTTGGTAATGTGACAGCGCTTGAGATCAACGGGGATGTTAAATCGTTTGATACGTTTGATCAACGTTACCGTTATACTTTTACTCCTGTATCAGGAACGTTTACGCAAAACGAAACCGTGTATCAAACCGATCCACAAATAACAAACGCAGTGTTTCATTCTAACACGTCAGGAAATGTTTATCTGACGCATGTGAAAGGTGTGCTAAATACAAGTAACACAATTATTGGGACGAATAGTGGTGCGGTGGGTACTTTGTTGTACGCATATAAACCAGATCTCGTTGTGGGTTCAGGTGAAGTCATCTATATTGAAAATGAAAACCCAATAACACGTTCGCAAACACAAAAAGAAACCATCAAAATTATTTTGAAGTTTTAAGAGACAAATATGCCATTAGAGAACACCCTCAACGTCAATCCGTACTTTGACGACTATGATCAAGCAAAAGAGTACTATCGTATTCTTTTCAAACCAGGAGTTGCTGTACAGACTCGTGAGTTGAATCAACTTCAGTCAATGCTACAAAACCAAATTGAACGATTTGGTAATCACGTATTCAAGTCCGGAACGATCGTTAGTGGTGTCAACTTTACATACCTCCCAAACTATAACTACATTAAGATTCTTGATGTACAGGGTGATGGACAGCCATCACTTCCTTCCAGCTATGTTGGTTATTTTGTTAAGGACACCAACGCTTTAACGGCACGCGTTGTTAACTATCAAGATGGGTTGGAGTCACAAACACCAGATCTCAAGACATTGTTCGTACAGTATGTGTCGGCCTCGAACTCCGCATGTACGACGTTTGTTGCTGATCAACAGCTAACTGTGTTCAGTAAAGATAATGATCTGTTTAAGATCACGGTTAATAACGGCGGTGCTGGTTTTTCCAACTCAGATACCGTTATTATTCATAGCGCTCTTGTTCTTACCGATAACACGGGAACATATGCTGTTGGTGAAGAAATCACGCAGGCGACGACTGGCGCAAAAGCTATCATTAAAGAGGTTAATACAACAGCGATAGCAAACACGTTGATCCTTAGCATTAAACCACGTACAGCTGATCTAAAGAATACAGCAGTTACGTCTGCTGCTTGGACATTTGTTCCAGGCTACAACATTGTAAGTAATACAACAGTTACTACAGCAAATGTTAGCTCTGTTCTTGGTGAAGGTGCTATTGGTCTGATTACGACAGACTCGCTCGGTATTATTCAGACAATTACAATGGCAGAACGAGGAAAAGATTACACGTTCCTTCCTCACATCACCGTTCAAACGTCAAACACATCAGCTACGGTCAACGACTTAGATCTAATTTCACAAAACTATCTGACAACGGTTACTGTTGGAAACTCTTCAATTAACTCCGTCGGTGCAGGTTACGCGTTTGCTGTTTCGGAAGGTATCATATATCAGAAGGGATTGTTTCTAACTGTTAACAATTCCGTTATTGTTGTCGACAAATACACCACATCACCAAACAACGTCGTTGTTGGCTTTAAGACGGTGGAAACATTTGTTGATGCGGATGAGGATGATACGTTGTACGACAACGCATCTAACACGACGAACTACTCAGCTCCAGGTGCTGATCGTCTGAAGTTGACACCTGTTCTCACAAAGCTGACTAACGAAGAAGCAGCTGCTAACGTTGACTTCTTTGCTTTGGCTGAGTGGAAAGAAGGCGTTCCTTATAAAGAGAACCGCGTCACCGTCTACAATACTCTAGCTAACGAGTTCGCTAGACGTACTCGTGAGGCGCAGGGTGACTTTGTTGTCGATCCGTTCTATGTTTCTTCTCGTGAGAAAGCCTCAACAAATACGTCTTTTGTTGATGCAGTCATCGACCCAGGTACGGGTTACATTTCCGGTTACCGTGTTCAGACACTTAACAACGGCTTGCTTGATTTGGAAAGATCAACAACTACATCAAACACAAGCAATCAAACAATTTCGATCAATTATGGTAATTACCTTGAGGTGAAAGAGCTTGCTGGCATCTTTAACTTTAAGGCTGGTGATCAGATTAGCTTACGTGATACAGCAAAACAATAC